CAAAACATTCAACAATTAAAACTCCACGAATATTCTCCATACTTGGTCCGAGTGTTGGCTCAGTCATACCGCTGAAACTCAAACGAATTAAAGCGTGTTCTTTTACTGAGTCTGTTTTCTTTACTGGCTGGTTATCTACGTAGCAATTAACTGTTGGAGTTAGACCAGCGAGAGCCGTAATGACTGGGGCTTCGTAGATTGCTCGGATGGATTGGAGAGTCATAGTTAGTATTTTTTAAATACGTTGGTCATTGCAGTATCAAATCTTTTCTTCATCCGACCACCTTGGACGTATAAAAGGAACCAATCTTTTCTGGCTGTTTTATTGGGTGCGTTTCCTTGTTGTCTTCCAACTGGAGTAGGTAGCAAGTCCATTGCGTAACCCCGGTACTCAGTCATATTGCCGATGGTATAACCTTCTAAATTTTCATTATCAGGAATAGTTGGAATTAAATGAGCAAAACTTTGAGGTTTGGTTTGGGCGGTGGCTGATCTTTTTAAAGCTGATGGAATATAAGCGGGGATTGCTCTTTTACCTTTCTTGACCATCCACGAAGCTGCAAAAATTCCATCCCAATAAGGTCCGTCATCAATTAAACCATCAACAATATTTTCAGCCGCTTCCTCTAAACCTTTACCTAACGCTTCCCTAAAGTCTGGAATGAGTTGTGAGATTGGTTTCGCCATTACTGTGGCCTCGCGAAACACGTATAAAATATTGGGCTGTCTCCTCTAGCTGTATCAACTCGGATGATATTGGCTGTGATGGTGTCGCTATTTTCGGTGTACTCAAATTGATCGGCTGTCGTTATGTAGGTTGCTCCTAATTGGGCTGCGTCGATCATTATTTTGACATCCGTAGACTGGAGTGATCCATCTACTTCCGCAGGGGTGACTTGGGTAATGACGGCCTTCACAGATATACGTGTTTCCGTTGTTGTGATCGTACCCGTGGACTGGTTGTAGGTTCCTTCCCCAGAGTTGCGGATAAAAGTCATAGATTGACCCCATTCGCTGATGATTGGACCGGGTATTGATCCAAAAATGGTGTCTACTTTGCTCACGATCTAACACTGAGTAAAAGGGATGTACTACCTACCTTCGCGTAACAGCGAAGCAATTCTTTTAACCATGGGAATAAAACAATAATCTTTGGACCGGTAGATACGCTTTTGGCTCCATCGAATTCGTCATACTCAACTTCTAGCTCTCCTAATCGTTGCTTTGATACGTAAGTACCTGTCGTTGTTGACTCTGGGCCGTCAATAAATACCGATTGATTGGAATGAAGTTTGAGGGCTAACTCGCAAGTGGCTTCAACTAATTTATCTGGGATTGTTGTGCATACGGTGGCATCGCAAGAACCGTCGGCTGCTACCTCCCTCGGCCATTGCAATGCCTGATCTGCGTCACACTTTGTTCCATACCATTGCAGCGTTTCTAAATTTCGAGTCGCTACTTGTAGTGCTAAATCTTTTTGTGCGTTAGTTAACGCTGTCCATGCCGCATCGTTAAACGAAGTAGCGAAGTATGTGTCAGCGTCAGCCCTTGGGACGTAACTTGTGGTTGAGGGGAGTGGCATTAGAGAGGAACAGCGATGATTTCTAATCCTTTGTATTGCGTTTTTAATCTGCGTCTCGTCTTTCTTGCATCGTGCGAATTCACATCTACAACCGATGGGTAATAAGTCGGCAACACACTATCGGGTATCCCTTCTCGCGGTAAAAGGTAAAAGCGAACCATTGAGATCACTTGATTACCTCATCCAACTTAACTCAGTGTAATACGTGTAATAAAAAGGGGAACCTGTGTAAAGCTCCCCTCCTTATCTGTCTCAAACAAAAGCAATTAAGCTTTGTTGGTTGAGAATGGTGTGTTAACTGTAACTTTTACAGCGTCTACCATCTTACGCTCGGTGTAAGCCAAACTCCAGTTACCTGCTGTAGATAAGTTAGCGTTTGTTGGGTTGTCAGCACCGCCGTACTTAGTACCGCCAAGGTGGAAACCATAGTGATAGTCAAGAGAGATGACATCCTGCTTACTTAAGATGTTTCTATCAGACTCGATCTTTAACTCCTGCTGAACACCTTCGTTTAGTGCGCCAGCACCAAGGATGTAGCAAGGATACTGGTCAGAACCACCTGCGTTGAGTGTTGGAGCGCATAGGTCATCTTGAATGACGCGAAGGCCATTGAAGTATGCAACTTCGGTCTTAGTTTGACCGATTCCACCGCCACCCCACTGGATTGCTCCAGATGCAGCTAAAGCAGTAGATGAGAATTGCAATGAACCCGCCTGTTGTAGATACGCATATACATCGGAGTGCATTGCGATCACACTTAACTCACTAGATCTTTCACCAAGTAGGTTTTTAGCCTTGATGACGTTGGAGATAGTTAGGTAGTTAGCTTCTGTTGAAGCACCGTTGTTTGAAGGGTCTGTTGCGTTACCGGTTACTGCTCCGAAGATACCGTCAAGCTGTGCAAGCATTGTTGCTGTACGTAGCTTGTTGATTGCTTGGGAGATTTGGTTGCGGATTGCACCCATTGGGTCTGCTCCTGTACCAAGTCTTGATAGATCATCTACCGCATAAGAGAAACCACGATGGATGATCGGCATGATCTGATCGGTGGCTTCGATTTTTTGTGGTGTTAAATAACCGGCTCCAGATGTACCCCAGTTGTTCGCTGAAGTGATTCTCTCTTCAGTTGGTGCAATGGGTTTGAAGAATGGAACTTGTACCTTAACGCCACCAGCTTTTGCGTCTAATGCACTGTTGCGAACAAGTGCGCCGGACTGCACAAACTTACAGGAGTTGTAAATGTCTTCTTGCACATAACCCAAAAATTCTGGGCGTGTGACTAGATCTCCGAGGAATGTACCCCCGGTATAATTTTGATATGGGGCAGCCATACTTTTGGTTGCGAGAGTTTACCGTGATTACCCTCGTTGGGCTTCTGCTTTAAGTACTCGGGCAAGTTCAGGATTCTCAGCTTCAAGCTTTAACGCTTCCGTCAGATTCCCTAGTTTGTAGGGGTTTTTCATTCCGGGTGCGACGCTTGGAGAAGCGGCGTTTGATCCCATTCCTCTGCTTCCACTCGCTGCAAAATGATGTTGCCAATCCTTTGACTGCTTCAAATTTCCGAGATAATCACTAAGACTCTGTTCAACGCCCCCGTTTAACACAGTCGGATTACCTTCGTCATTTTGTCTCAATAAAGGTTGGAGCAACGTATACATTTGCTCTGGGTTTAATGCGTTGGATTGCGATATCGCTGATAAAGAACTGGCTTTGAGACGTTCAGCACTAGCAGATTGGCGTTCAGATTCCAATTCCGTTCGTAATGCAGAAGTTTCATTAAGAAGACGGGTTTCAAGCGTTTTGCTACGCTCTTTCTCCGCTTCGTACAGTTCTTTGTAAGCACCTTGACTTTCAAGGTTTTCACGCACTGCACTCTGTTGAGTTTCCTGCAACTTGTCAAAGTCCGCTTGGAGCTTTGCGAGTCGCTTAGTTGCCTGTTCCGCTTCCTTCTTAGCTTTGGCAGCTTGTGAATTGGCGAAGCCTAATTTCTTTGTTAGTAATTCTTCGGCGGCACTGCCCTCCGGTGAATTAACAGGTGGATTGGGTGGAATTGCTGCGGGTGTAGCGGTCACGGACTCGCTAACAGCGTCGGCCACAGGCTCGACTACCGCTGTATCCTCAGACATGCAAAAACTAGAGGTTATCTACATTCTACCCCGTATATACGTAATTTGGTTGCAACTACCTAACTAAGTACCGGTTCTTTCTTTTTTGTTGATGTTTTACGTGGCTTACTGGCTTTTTTGGGTGTATTTGCCTTCACTTCCGCTGTTTGCCAACGCGGCCACCAAGGACTCGGATACCAACAAGCCATGTTCTTACTTATCTAAGTAACTTCATACTACAGGAACTACAACACATCGGCAGTTTGGATGCACCGCAGGTAAATAAGGGAAGTCATCTAAACTTCTCTTTTGTACGCGGTGGAAGGGGAGACATACAGGACAGGTATTCTCTAATGTCGCTAACCACATCCACTGTTGCCCCGGTGCAGCGATGTCACTCCATAATTCTCGGGCTGATTTATTCGCTACATCCCAGACTGCAGCTGTGATTGTGTTATTTGTTCTGTTTAGCATTTGGTTGGCATAAGATCCTCGACGTATCTGCGGTATGGTCCTGCCATTACGTTCTAATGTGCGTACAACTTTGTTAGCGATCTCCGTTGTAGGTAATTCCATAAATAAAGAATTGCGAACCATTTTATCCAGATCCTTTGCCATGTTTATGGTGAGACGGTTAGCCGTTCCCGGCGTTCCTAAGATTGCGTTTAATGTCAAACCTCCTATCACTACTTTTTCAAGTAATTCCTGATTACTTAGTTCCTTCGTCTCAGGAGCAGGTTGGTCTACATATTCTGCCGCTGCTTTTCGTATTTTTGGTCTTATTACCTCTAGTTCTGGCGGGATCTGTACCCGAAGAACGCTAGAAATAGTCGCTAAGATTGGTAAGGCTAAGGGTTGGATTTGTTGCCACTCATAAATTCTAAATTGTCCGTCTGGGCTTAGTTCGTTAACTAATTGACGTAGTTCCAACATTGCGAGACGCAAGATGGGACGCGTCTCTTTCTCTATTCTGGCCTCGACTTGGCTTGCAAACAATAAAAATAAGGCGAGGAGTTCATCTTGCTTTTCTTTAGTCTGCATACTTGCCGGATCTCATTGGAGTTGGCAAGGTCATTGATCCTGATGTTCCACCACTGGCAGCATCACCACTGGTAACACCTCCACTAATTTCTTCATTCTTGATTTGTACCTGCGCTTTCGCTTGCTCTAAATCCATCTCGATCTTGTCCTCCATCTCATCCTTTGTTCTCATCAACTCTTTATCTAGCTCTACATAAGGAGGAATAACTTCACCCTCTTGCAAGATGCGGAGCAATGTCTCCTGTGAGATCTGGTTTTGCATCTGGAGTTGAAGCATTGCAGTTATTTGGTTGCCATCAAGTAACCGGTTCTCATAATCACGGGGGATGGTCACGCTTGGTGGTTCGACACCTGCGTAATCCGCTGCGATTTTTAAAATATCCGTGATTGCTCTGGCTAGGTCTTCACTGATGATTGACATGATTGAATCGCTGTCAATTCGATCAAGTCGCTTGGCTTCGGCAGCGGCATTCGTAATGTTCTGTCTAGCTAATGTGCTAATTCCGAGGCTGCTGATTTGTTCTTCGAGTGTGCGTAGGCAATCCAG